TCGGCTGCGGTGCCGCCTTCCTGAGCGAGACCGAGCTTGCCGGCGGGGACGCGATAGATCGCGAGGATCTGATCGCGCGTCATCTGCGCGAGATCAAGGAACGCGAGATCCTTGATCGAGATCGAGAGCGGCTGATACTTCGCTCCCTTACCGAGCACGGCGATGTTCTCGGCGGACTGACGCTGCTCCTTCCATCGCGCGCGCAGCAGTTCGGAGTCTTCGGAGGTGAGTTCCTGATCGGAGCTGAGGATCCCTGGGGGCTGCGCCCAGTTCTTCATGAGCGCAGCGCCGTAGGCGCGCGCGTACAGGTCGAGGTTGTAGGACAACGCGAACGCCTCGACGGGGCTCATCGCCTTCCACGGCTCCGCCGGATGCGCGTTTCGGATCCAGATCATGTCGCGTGGACTGAGTTCCATCGGCGGCATTCCGGGGATCTGAACGTGCCACGCGACGAACACGCCACCGCGAATGACGGCATGCGAGATCCAGTGCGACGGCAGGTGCTGAATCGCTTTGATCGTGCCGAAGGCGTTCTCTCCGACCAGCCACCAGAACGCTTCGCCGGTGAGGTCGATGTTGAGCTGCGTCACTTCGATCAGGTCGCCCCACGTCTGCCACGCCGACGGCTTGCGCAGAATGCCGGAAACCTCTGGGCGCTCGATCTCCTTCTCCTGCGAGTCGACGAGCCACCACTCGACGCTGCGGATGTCCGCCGCGATCAGTGAGCACGCCGCATACACCCAGCCCATGTAGGCGTCGGACTGAGCGGCCTTCGTCTTGATCGGCCGGGTATCGAATGGCCCTGGCATCCCGATCAGGAAGGATCCACCCGTGACGGGCTGCGGGAGCGACTGGCCCCTTAGGGCTGCAAGCGCTCGGCGCAATCGGCCGGCCATGAAGCCTCGTTTTCAGACCCAGATCTGATGGTGCTTTCGGACCGCGAGCTTCGCGAAAGCTCCGGCCGCAGCATCCACCTGATCCTTATACTGGCTCGCAGGGAAGAGCCGATGCTCTTCGATGAAGTCGTGCGCCCACGACCCCGTGACGATGCCGACGTTCCCGACCTCGACTTGGACTGCGTACGGTTCCGCGCGCGTCACCTTGTCTCCGGTCACTCGGTCTGCCGATACCTTGAAGCCCGCCAGGCGACGAATCGTAGCCTCTGCGGACTCTTTCCCACCCGATCCTGGCTCCTGCTCTACCACAACCTCGGTCTTTCGTCCATCAAGTTCTGCGAGGGAGCGGATGTGACCCTCGCGCTCGGCGACCCCCCACTGACCGCGAACGGCATGCAGAACGACGTACTCTACCCCAAGGGTCTCGGCCATTTCCTTCTTTATTTTCGCGACCTTGACCCCCGCGGAGTGACACCCTCCGCCTTCGGTCGCCGCCTTGTCCCAGTACCGGACGGTGCGGTCGATGGCGGTCTCCGGGATCGCATCGGGTAGGAGCCTGAAGCGATCGACCTTGAACATGCCGCCGCCTCGCGGGGCCGGCCGCTGCTGGAACTGACCGGACGAGGCGAACTCGCCCATGCGCTTCTTGTACTCGACGACCTCGTGAGCCGGAAACCGGGTGGGCCAGAGCAGTTCGCCTTCCTCGTCGCGCGGGTCGGACCAGCCGATCGAGGTCGAGCAGCGCCGCTCCGGCTCGAACTCCATCGGCAAGCACAGGTGCTCGTATCCGCCCTGCTCCAGGACATGCCCGGCGAGGTCGCGCTCGTGCAAGCGCTGCATGACGATCACGCGCCCGCCCTTCGTCGGCGAGTTGAGCCGCGTCGTCATCGCCTCGTCCCACCAGATCAGCGCAGATTCCCGCTGCACGTCAGACAAGGCTTCGAGAACATTGTGCGGGTCGTCGACGACGATGAAGTCGCCGCCTTCGCCGGTGACGATGCCGCCCACTGAGGTCGCAATACGCCCGCCCGACTGATCGTTCTCGAAGCGCGTCTTCTGGTTCTGATCGGACGTGATCGCAAATCGAGAGGACCAGTTGCGCTGAAACCAGTCCGATTCGAGGATGCGCCGGCACTTCAACGAGTCGCGTGTCGAGAGCACCTGCGAGTACGACGAGAAGATCCAGCGCGTGCTCGGCCTGCGCAGCCAGCTCCAGACCGGCCAGAAGACGCTGACCAGCAGCGACTTCATGCAGCGCGGCGGGATGTTGATCAGCAGGTTCCGGATTCGCCCGTCGGTGACCGCTTCGAGATGCGAGCAGATCGCATCGATATGCCAGTTCCACGCGATCGGCGTGCCGGGCTCGACGATATGCCACGCCTGGCGCGTGAAGTCGGCCAGCCGCATCTCAGCGAGCTTGCGCAGCATGTATCGGATGCGCAGCTCGTCTTCTCTAGTGGATCGACGGCGGCTCGATACGCGGGCGCGCGGCTTCGATTGCTGCACGCAGCTCCTCCTCGGACATCCCGTCGACTTCGGAGTTCAGCGCGGAGTCGTCCATCCTGTGGTGAACTTCCATGCGCTGATAGAACCCGCGCGAGGACATCTTGAAGCGCATCCACTGCACCAGCGCCCAGCGCTCGCCCTTGTTGATGGCGGTCTTCAGATGGCCTTCGACGATGTCGCTCACGCGCTCGTCGATCTCGCGAAGCGCGTTCCGGACCTTCTCGCTGCGCGCAAGCCAGTAGTCGATCGACTTCGGATCAACGCCGAGTGCCTTCGCCGTAAACGAGCGAATGCCCGCGTTCGCCTCCAGAGCTGCGATCAATCGCTTCTCGGTCAGGGCTGGCTTACGTCCGCGCGGCATCCGTCTGTTTCCGTGTGAAATTGGAGCGCCGAGGTCGGATTTGAACCGCCATCTATCGACTGGGAGTCGATCGCATGTTCACCATGCTGCCGGCGCTTTGGATAAGGAAGGGCTCTTGCCTTCAGCCAGGACCGCATTTCTTCATCGAACGGATAGGCATATCGATATTTCACGACGGCATCGGAGAACCGAGCTCTCGAATCAACATTTTCTCTCAGCCATTCAATGGATGCAGTCCCGTAATTTGTTCTGATTGTTTTTGAATGAACCGGGACCTCACGAACGATGATAGATCGACTCGTCGACTCGCCAAGGTACGTCCAGTTGCCGGCCTGGTAGATCGATCCGATATGACCTTGCGACGAATCGGCGTACGAGACGCACACGCGAATCCCAGGCGATTGCTTGTGAAGCATCTTGAGCGCGATAGAAACCGCTTTCGACGTCTGGAAGGGATGTCCATTCCTAAGGGCCACACGCATGAGTTCGCAGACTTCCTGGGTACTGTTCAAGTCGAAATAATATTTGTATGCGGGCGTAGCACCTTTACCAAAAACGATCGATCCCCAGAATTCCCCGCCGAACCAAACCCCGATGTAAACGAGAAGACCACCAGCGGGGAGTTGTCTCGTGTAGTGATTCCGAACTACCTGCCGCCTGGCGGTGCTTCGATCAATCCATTCCAGCCGAAGCGTCATTAGTTCTCTTCGACCTTGGGAGGTTTCGGCTCCCACGCAGAAATCGAAAACTCATGACCGCATTCCGGACAGACGATCGGCTTTGTCTTGTCGAGGCGGATCTGATCTCCGGCTCCTGTGATTTTCGGGGCTTCGTCGCGCATGAATGCTTCGAGCTGCGACGTATCGAAGCCGGTCAGGTCCATCGAAAACCCGGTTCGCGAGATCTCTTGCAGTTCAAGCGCGAGCAGATCCTCATCCCAGCTCGCTTCCTCGTGCGATCGGTTGTCCATCAGCCGGTATGCGCGCGCCTGCTCCGCAGACAGACCGACGGCGACGTGAACGGGGACCTGTTCTAGGCCGATCGCGCGCGCGGCTTCGAGTCGTGTATGGCCGACGATCAACGTTCCGCGTTCATCGACCACGAGAGGCTGCCGGAATCCGAACTCGCGCAGGGACGCAGCGACCTTCGCGATCGCGCCGGAGTTCTTGCGCGGGTTGCGCGCGTAGGGGATCACGCGATCGATCGGCCAGTCCTGGATCTCCATTGGCAAGCGATTATGCCGCCGGCTTCACGGCCTGACCAGCCCGGTCTTTTTACACACCTCTGTGTATAAGCTAAGTACTTGATTTTACAAAGGAATCTGGCTGCTCATAAAAGAGGTTGCAAACATAGATTGAACCCGTATAATCCGCCTCACGTTCGAAGGCCACGGACCGACATAGGCCGGACAGCGACGGGGAGCGGGGACCCGCCAGCGCACAGACCGACATAGCGCTGGTCCCCAAGGCAAGCCCGACCGGTACGCGATCCGAAGACCTCGGATGGCCAGCAGAGCCCGGTATAGAAAACGCGCGAGCAAGGCCGCGCGAGCCCGAGAAGCGTGAGCGACGGACGGGACGACGACGACGGACAAAGCCGAAACGCACGAGGCTCCTCTAGAGAAAAGGGAGCAGCGCGCGTCTGCGTGGATGGGATCCACGTACTGAGGAGGCAACCATGCGATACATCGAAGGCCTGAAGGCTGGCGAAGTCGTGGAGCTGGTCCACGAGGGGGACGTGTTCTCTGCGAAGTTCGTCGGGCTGTGGATCGAAAACGGCGTGTACGCCGAATTCATCGCGCTCGATGCCAGCGGCGCAGACAAATACGCATTCGATGCGTACCTGTACCACGGACGGTGGTCGGCTGGAAGCAGCGCGACCCCGATCAAGCTGGCCAGGAGCAAGCGATGACCATCATCGACAAGATCGCGGACGCACGAAGCAAGGCATACCAGGGGCTCCACGCAGAAGCAGACCGATTGCTCTTCGAGGCTACAAATGAGCTGTACGCGCTCGCGAGCACACTGCTCGCAAGCACGATGCTCGGCGCAGCAAGCGAGTCCGAGATCATCAACTTGATCGATCAGGAGCTGACAGACGTGCATACCTGCGAGGCATGCTCCGAGCCATTCGTCATACGTCCGTTCTGCGCGGACTCGTTCTACTGCTCGACGAAGTGCCGCACAGAGGCGTTCGACGTCTAGACCTCATGCCACAAGCATGAGTGGTGCCCCGGTGGTCCGGGCCGGCGCGCGGCACGCCGTCAGGGGTTCAACCCCATGCCGCACCTGAAGCCGAAACGCGCTGCCCGCCCGAGCGCGTCTGCCGCGGTGGTTCCGCGGTACTGAAGAGGCAGCCAAAAAGGAGAACGCCATGAAAGCACCGAAGCTTGTCGCAGACCGCGATCGAGAGTGGTACGTCGCGAACCGAGAGCCGCGCCGCGCGAAGGGTCGTGGGCCATGGGAGATCGCGGCGAACGGAACGCATCTCGCGGACGCGCAGTCCGAAGAGATCGCAGACCAGATCGTCCGCGCCGTCAACGCGCACGCTGCGCTGGTCGATGCGCTGCGGGGGCTGCTGAATGAAATTGACGATGCCAGTTATGGCCACGGGTATATCCGAGCAGTGAAACCGCAGGATGCAATCGACAAAGCCCGCGCCGCCTTGGCGCTGGCCGACGACTAAAGCCGAAACGCGCTGCCCGCGAGCGCGTCTGCACGAATGGGATTCGTGCACTGACGAGGCAATCAAAAGGGGGAAATCATGGACCTGAACGAACGCAAGACGGTGCGAATGTTCGCATCGCGGAAGACCGGGATGATCATCTGCCCGGAATGCTCGCGCAAAATCTACTTCGTCCTGCCGCTGGCGGGCGCGAAGCCGTTCCGACGCGGGTGCAAGGACGAATGCGGCGCGCGCTATATGATCTCGGCGGAGCCGCACTCGGCGTACTGCGAGATCGAGATGATCCGCAGGCCGAGCGGCAGCGGTGCTCCCGCACCGGCACAGCCGAGCGACCCGGATCCGGATCGGACGCTGCGCGAGATCGAGGGGCTCAAGGCTGCGATGGCCGGTCTGCTTGACCGGATCGAGTCGCAGCCGAAGGCTGCTGCGCCGGTCCCGGTGATCAAGATCGAGCTTCGCGAGCGCGAAGAGATCGAGGTCGACCTGAACGACCGGCACGCGCAGTACGAGGAGGTTCTCGCCTCGCTGCTCTCTTGCGGCAAGGTGATCCTCGTCGGCCCTCCGGGCTCTGGCAAGTCGAGCCTGGCTCGGCAGATCTCGGACGACCTCGGCCGTACTTTCGGGATGCAGTCATGCACCGAAGGCATGAGCGAGGCGAAGCTGGTCGGCTCGATGAACGTGCAGGGCGACTACCTGCGCAGCGACTTCGTCGCGGCGTTCGAGGGTAGTGGGCGGTTCGCCGAGAAGGGCGCGCTGTTCTGCTTCGACGAGATCGACGCGGCCGACCCGAACGCGACGCTGGTGATCAATGAGGCGCTCTCGAACGGGCATCTCAACGTCCCCTCCCGGCGCGACGATCCGATCTGCAAGCGCGACTCTCGCTTGCTGGTCGTCGCCTGCGCGAACACCTACGGGACCGGGTCGGACCCGAGCTACTCGGGCCGGAACCAGCTCGACGGTGCGTTTCTCGATCGGTTCGTCGGGCTGTTCATCCATCTCGACTACGATCAGAAGCGCGAGGCGGCGATCGCAAAGGCCTACGGGATCGAGCGGCTCTCGCAGGTCCTCTGGGACATGCGAAAGAACGTGACCGAAGGCAAGGTTCGCCGGCCGATCAGCACGCGCGCATTCATCCATCTCGGCCAGCTCGCGCAAGCGATGCCGGGCAAGTGGACCTACGCGAAGCTGATCGATCGGCTGCTCGCAGGCTGGGCTCCGGCCGAGCGCGAGAAGGCGCTCTACGGCATCCGGATCCCGATGGGGATCGTCGGTGCAGAAGGCCACGATGATCCTGCACCGCAGGAAAATCCTGAGCTGCACCCGGTTCACAACGTGATCACAGAGGCCGGAGCACCGAGCTGCCCGAAGTGCTCTTCGCCGATGATCCGCCGCGTGGCGAAGCGCGGCCGCAAGGCCGGGCATTCGTTCTGGGGCTGCTCGCGCTTCGGCGACGGGTGTCGCGGAACCATCAATATCGACTAAGCCGAAACACGCCGCCCTCGGGCGTGTCCGCAGCGGTGGTGCCGCTGCGCTGATGAGGCAACCACGAGGAGGAAGATCATGCGAACGAACAATCCGATCCAGGACACAGCGCAGAGCTGGGTCGAGCAGGACGGAGACAAGGCTAGCCGGCGCTTCTACGTTGAACTCGAAGGCGTCGGCCAGCTCGCGAAGCATTTGTACGCATACGCGACTGAGCACCCGAACGATTCGTGGACCTTCGGGTCTCTGAACGCACAGACCTCAAGGCGCGCGATCGCGCTCGGCAGCGCGCCGGAGCACATGCTCAAGGCGTACCTGGAGGAGCGCGGCAAGCTTGAGCCTGCAATCGAGCAGACCGTGGCTCGTGCGGTCTCGACGCGACGGCGGCGCAAGATGCGCCTCGAAGGCGACGAGCCCGATGTCGATCGGGTGCTCGCAGGGATCCCGGAATGCTGGGAGACGCGGGTGCGCGGCGCGATGAAGCGCAAAGTGACGCTCGGCATCCAGGCAGCGTGGATCAGCGCGACGGACGAAGACGTCTTCATCCGCTGCGCTGCGCGCGCGACGGCGGCAAGCGACATCTTGCAGCGGCTCGGGTATGCCGTCGAGATCAAGGCGGTCGGGTGGTTCACGCCTATCACCTACGGGCGAATGCAGTCCTACTTCACTGAGACGTGCGTGGTCGTGCCGCTCAAGAACGCGCAGCAGCCACTCGACGCCAGCGCGGTGCTGGTGGCCGGGCTGCCCGGGTTCCTGCGCGATCACATCTTCGAGATCGTGAGCGGCAAGCCGCAGATCAAGCTGGACCTCACGCAGACGACATCGAAGGGAGCGCCGCCGTGGTCGCGCGAGGTCTCCGGAGTCGACTACGTCTTCGGCGAGAACTGGGAGCAGATCGACGGGCAATTCGCCTTCGATCCGGTTCTGGAAGGGTTCTTCCGAAACATTGCTTGAAAGGGGGAAGTCATGACCATGGAATCTTGCTCGACTTGCGGAAGCCGCTACGAGCCCACCCGATGCGCGAAGTGCGTCGCTGAAAGTGAGCGCTCGGCGCAGCGCGTGCTGCGATCACGCTACGAAGCGATGGCCGCATCGCACTTCGCGCTGATCGATGCGATCCGAGACGCGATGGCATACATCGCACACCCGGATCAGGATGGCTTCACGGGCAATGCGGAGCTGAGGAATGCTCTGCTTTCCGCGCTGGCGTTCGCGGAGGACAATTTCAAGACGACGATGTGTTGAAACCAGCTCGCGCAGGCGCGTCCGCCATCTGGCGGGGAGCGCGCCTGCGTCATGGTGGATTCAAACGCGCCACCAGGAGGAAAATCATGGGTTTCTATTTCGCACTGAAGAACACAGAGGAAGGCTTCCAGAAGATCGAGCACGAAGGCGAGATCACCCTGGAGACCATCTACAGGCACGGCCTTGAGCCGTTCCAGGTCGGGGACGCGATCCACGTCGAGCACCCGGAAGGAAATCTCGACCTCGTCTTCCTGTGCCACGAAGAAGGAAGGCTCAAGAAGGAAGACGGCGACCCGGAGTTCCAGTCTCCGAACTGGAAGAACTCCATGGACGAGATGATCTACGGGCCGCTGATGATCGTGAAGGAAGGACTCGGTGGAGAGTTCCTCGCGTTCAACGCGGTCGAAGCCGATGCCATTGAGAAGGCGATTGTGAACGCGAACCGCCGCCGCGCCGACTCTGATCAGGAACTCCTCGAAGGAGTGCGCACGCTCACACGCGGGGAGCAGGAGCGAGCTGCGAATCTGATCAAGCAGATCATCAAGGTCAAGTCGATGATGCTCACGATGGCCGAAGGGGTCGAGGTACTCGATAGCCTGCTCAAGGCATCGCTGCGATACTCGTTCAAGAAGTCCAGAGAGAAGCAGCATCCCGCAGGGGAGCAGATCGAGAGCGAGATCCCGAAGTTCTGGAATGCCGTCGAGAACATGGACTCGATTCTCTCGCTGATCTCGGATCGATTCGAGCCGCTCTTCTCCAGATTCGGAGAAGAGATGCAACGCAATCAATTCGACATGCTCCCGAAGTCGATGGCCGACGTCGCGCGAGAAACCCTTGAGCGTATGGGAATCAAGATCCAGGGGATCAGCGACGAAGAACCGTCATGAAGGGCGGGGCGAACATGCTAAATGCGCTGGAGCATGCCCGTGAGGTCGGCTGCTCGGTCGACGTCGTGCACCGGACTGGAGAGCTTCGGATCTCCCATCCGCTCTACACGAAGTCGATTCGCGTGAGCGCATCGCGCAAGGATGCGCCGCGCGCGCTGACATCCATGCTGCGGCAGATCGAGGCTAGGCTGCTCGATCTCGAAGCCGAGGAGGATCAGATCGAAGCAACGTGAGGCCGAATGAGGGGCTGGGGGTCGTCCGAGAGGGCGATCGCCAGCCCCTCTTTTTTTGTCCTCGCGATGCCGACGCGCGCCCCTGCGGCTTGCCAGAGCGAGAGCCTCAAGAGCTGGAGCAGCGTCGGCTTTCCGCGTGCCGATTTACATTCGATGGCGAACGTGCGCCCGTTGAACGTCCCGATGATGTCGGGCTGCCCGTTCTGGCCGTAGCCTGCGCCGTGGACCTTGAACGCATGGCAGCCCTGCGTCGCGTTCAACGCCTTGAGCAGATCCTTGACCAGCGCGCGTTCGGTCATTCTGCTTGTT